TAGATTTTTGTAGACATATTGTGTATTGTCTTTATCAAGCAAAGCCTTTGCTTTATCACAGTAAGGACAACCTTCCTTGCCAATAATAAAATACATTATTCTTCCTCGTTATCTGCCGATTCAAGAATTTCTATAGTCATCGATACTGCATCTGAGAAAATACCTTTAAAGATTTCTTCAAGGCTCTGTTCTGTTGTGAAATCAAAACCGCCCTCAATATACTCTTCAAACATACCATCAATCATCTCTTTCATTTGCTCTTCCATTATCCACGGCCTCTCATTGTTTTATCTTCTGGTTGCCATACCAATCTGTCGATATCACAACGGTTAATACCAATATCGCTAAGCTCCTTATCAGTGAGTTTATTAAGTTGTTTAATAGTATCACGGTGTTCTCTCCAGGTGTTTAGGTAATTAAAGTAGCGCCTAAACCAGTTCTGTTTAATCCATCGAATCATTTTCATCTAACCTTTTCTGTACACTAAGTGCTGATGATACTAGCATATCAACAACAACTGTTTCATCTTCAACTGTAGAAGATAAAGAGACGCTTCCATCTTTCTCTAAAGCTAATACTACTGCGCCATGCTCGAAAACTTCTTCACAAGCGTCTAGCACGTAATCATGATCAAGGTAAGGATCTCTTTCTTTAGTTCCCTTAATCCTTTTTGTAATATCAATTACTTCTGACATTAAAAGGGCAACCAGTTAAAATAATTAAGAATAAAAAGACCAATCCAAACTTTAAAGGTAAGGATCATAAACCCCCCAATAACAGCGCCTAAGATATAAGCAAATTTAACGTCTGTTTTCTTTTTCATTGATTTCTCTCATAATAGTTTTACGTTTTTCTTCAGAATATGTTAACCACATTCGGATGTCATCAATAGACCTCCCACAACCAGTGCAGGAGGCCTCTTCAATTTTACATTCACGTTTACAAGGTGAGCTTACTTGTTCTTTAACGTCAGGTACTTTAACCTTCCACCAATCATTAGATCTCACAACCACCTGCCGTACAAGCCAAGGTCTGTGAACCCTCTGTTGTGTCTTCAAATTCATACTCTGAAAGTTTATCAAAGTCTACCTTTGGCATAGCAGCCACGGCAAAAAGGTATTCTACTTTAGTACAAGGCTGGTAAGGTGCTTGTGCATAAGTATGTTCAGAGTAAGGTAAGAAACTTACACCAGTGATATAGTCGAAGTTCTCATAAACCCAAGCACCAACTTCCATCCACTCGTTTTCTTTAACATAAACAGTAACAGACACAGAATGTTCTGACCAATGTTTTTGAAAGATTTTCCAGTTTTCTAGCTGTTCAATAGCTGTTTGTTCGTTAGCTAAAGTGGCACCTTCTGGGGATTTGATAGGGAATGAAAAGACACTAGTCCTATTAGGATTCATTGCATCAGGTTCATTCGGAACCCCTTGATCTTTCAACAAAGACGTTAAAGGGTCATTATTAGCTTGTCTTACAGTTCGAATGTAATAGGGGCTAAAGCGCCCATGAATACCAGAGCTAGAGTCAACAAGCTGAGAGACCGTACCAGAAGGCTTAATTGTAGTGATAGCGGTAGCGGGGTTAATACCGAGCTTTTCGGAGTATTCAACATTGACTTTATTAGCGGCATCACGTAGTCTTTCTAGCATTTTAGGGTCAGGGTTTCGTAGAATCTTACAGTCTTGAATACCTGTTAGAGAAACACCTAGTAGGCGCTCTTCCTCACAGTTCTTTTGCCATACCTTACGTACATATTTAAAGTCTGTAAGAGAGGCTTGAAGTGTACCAAGAATAGTAGCAAGACGGACTTTACGAGTCAAGTCTTCTTCTGTATCATCAACACGACATACAACTTCAGATAAGTTACACAGTTGTCCAGAACGTAGTTGGATCTCTGCGCAAGGGTTTGTACCGACAATCAATTCAGAGTTGCGGCGTTCTGGCGCTAAAGCACGAGCACCATAACGAGAGTATATGCCACGCTCACCAGAGCCTGATTTCATAAGTGCTACCCACTCATCCATAAAAACAGCCATAGAAGGCTTTTGATCATAAGCAGCAGAGTTGTTAGCCAGAGCACGTTGTTGTTCTGTTTCCCACCAACGACCTGACTTACAATCACGTACTTCAGGATCACCTAAATCCGATACTGAGATAAGTGCAGAGCGGCGTACACCGCCAACTACTACTACTTCAGCAATCTTACAAACAATATCGTGTACCTCAATTGGTGTTAGTTTACGACCAGCAGCTTTCTTAAAAATTTTAGTAACAAAAGCAAACAAGTCTTTAAGTGGCTCTGGGCCAGAGGCACGACCGCCCATTGTTTTAAGTCGAGCACCTTCTGGACGGATTTTAGAATAGTCCCATTCGTGTTCATTCCCAAGATACAGGTCAGCAATCAGCTTACGTAAACCTTTAGCCCAACCTTCAGCGCTATCTTCAATGGAAATAATGCGTTCTGTTTTGATAAAGTTATCGTTGATAATTGGTAGTTTGTTTACGGAGGTAGCTTCAGCAGAGAAACCAACACCTGTTCCTGACATAAGGATATAAAGGATTTCATCAAATACCCGTGGATGATCAACAGCAGTAAAACTACAGTTATAACCACGAAAATGATTTTTAGATAGCGCATCACCTGCGGACCACATAGACCGCATTGATGGCATTACTTCACGGTTGTAAACAGCATCGTGAAGTGATTGGTATTCGTCATCAGTGATAACATTATCACTAACTTCGTTTTTCCAAAAACCTACAAGTCTATCTACTGTTTCGCTCCACGACTCACGACGACCCTTGTCATCTAGATAACGTGAATAACGGCTCATATGGATAAATTGTTCGTAAGGTTGCATTGTTATTCCTTTATTTGTATTTTTTAAGTTCTGATTCTAACTCTTCAATCATTTTACTTTTTGTAAAACGCTTGTCGAGGTCAATACCATAAGTGTCGATGGAGTATTGATCTAATTCGTCTTTAGACATACTTTTAATATTTGCTTGATCTTCAACAGTTAATGGTGTTGTTTCTTCAGGTTCTTCTTGTATTTCTTCAATAAAAAACAAGGGGCCTTGTTCCTTAGATTCTACATTACCATACCAGAGTGCTTTAAGCTCCTCTAACTGTTGTTTATTAAAGATAATTTTAACATTAGGATTGTTAAGATAGGCATCAAACTTAGAATCGGTAAAGCCTTTTTTCTTTAGTCGTTTAAGTTCGTGTTGCATTAGTGTAGTACTCCTATATTTTTGTTCAAGTTGTTAAAAAAGGTGTCTGCATAAAAATACAGAGAATCTTGCTCTTCAACTTCCATTTCATTAATTTCATCGACTAAACCCTGTAAGTATTCTTGTACAAAAGGGTTTAGCTCTGAGATGTCATCATTTTGATCAAGCAGCTGATATATAATTGACATCAGCACTATATTATGTTCTTTAGTCATACTCGAATCATTCCGCTAGAACTTTCTTCAAACTCATCCGAGCCTTTTTTTAGTCGGCCTGTATCAAACTCATAATACAAACTCCCAGATGGACCTGTTAAACCTGTGTAACGACATTTAAGAACTTTAGTCTTAATTGTGTTTCTCTCATCATCTATGCTTGAACCTGCATTTCGAGCGAAAGCAATAATGTCCATAGAGATTTGTTTAATAGAGCCAGAACCACGGATATCATCCATAGAAGGTAACTTACCCTCTTCAAAGCTCTTACCCTTATTATCAGTCTTTCTTAGGTGACTAATAAGGCCAATCCATACTTCATACTTCTTAACAAGTCTTAACAGATCATTCATAATTTTATCTATGGCCTCATTACCTGTTAACCCTTCCGCTCCTTCTGAAGCAAGAATAGTAATGTGATCAACGAAGAGATACTTGCAGCCACTAAGGCACATGTACTCCAAAAAGTCCATAATAGATCCATCTGAGATTGAGCCTTGATGATCAAGAACCATAACACGATCGTTGCCAAAAACGTTATCAAAGCCGACCTTAAGATCTTCGATTGGAATTTCTTCCTTAGCGGGGTTCCGGTTAATTGCCATACCCGCCATTTTACGTGCAGTTTCAGCGGGAGATTCTTCAAGAGAGACAATCCCGATTTTATCTTCTGTAGCATCGAGCAAGTGTACAGCAATTTCCCGAAGGAGCGTACTTTTACCCGAGCCTGTTCCAGAAGTCCAAAGAGTAATTTCACCATATCGCATTCCTTTAAGTTTGTCATTTAAACCGTCCATAAACGGTGGGTAGGGTATCGATTCTAGTTCGTTATACTTTTCTAGCTGATTCCATAATTCATTTTTCGTTAGAATACCCGCAGGGGTATAATCCACAGCATCATATATTGTGGTTAGTACCTTGTCTGGTTCTTTTACCCATAAGTCGGAAGCATCTTTTTCGGTAGACTTGGCCACTTTAATTTTATCATAGCCAATAATACGGGCAGCTTCTTTCATAGCTTCTTTGCCAGCATCATCGTTATCTAGCCATAAGATTACTTCATCAAACTTACGGATCCAGTCTCGTTCATTAATCAAGTCTTTAATACTTGAAGCAGAACGCAAAGACACAACAGGGTAGAAAGTCTTATATCTCTTATACCATGCAGATTGTACTGCCATAGCATCAAGCTCACCCTCTGTAATTACTAGTCGTTTACCGCCATTGTACAGGGACTGTCCAAACATTCCACCTCTAATGGTTCCAATACTGGTAAAGTCTTTAGGTAACTTTCTGACCTTGTATCCAACCAAGGTATTATCACTGTAGTAAGGATAATAATGAGCGTCAATGTCACCGTCAATATCGTAAGAAACCTTAACACCATAATGATCAGCAACTTGCTTAAAAATATTCCTTTCTTTAAAACCTCTTGTAGTATATTCATTTTTTACTTCCTGAAGCTTAGATTCACTCCAGCTATTGTTTGCTGTTACTGGTTCAAACTCCAAGCTGTCAACTCCTTCTCTAGGTTTAGGAAAGCTTTTGCGACAAGAGAAGCAAAAGGCAGACCCATCTTCGTATATTTGTTTTGGATCTGATCCTCCGCAATTCTCACACGGCTGATTCTTAATCGTTATCCGTCCCACTATTACTAATCTCCGCTATAAGTTTGCTCAATTCCATGAACAAAAAGTAAAACAATAATGCAAGAACAGGATCAAACTTTAAAAAATTAAAAGTATGACCTATAATTGTTACTATTAAAGTTATTATTGCAGCGATCCATAAAGCCGGGGCTACTGGGTGTATAGACATTAGTACCTCTTCTTTATTTCTTTGATGTAAGATTTGGTCTTCTTAGTCGGTGATTCACTAGGTACAAACCTGATTGCTGCAATTTGACGATTATAAAAGCGAGGGGTTTTACCATCCTCTAAATATTCTGTCATGCAGTCACATAGCATTTGTAAGTAGGCTTCCGCATAATATAGACCACCTTTGGTATTGTATAGATCTACAATTTCAAACTTAAAGTTTGCCTTGCCATATTTGGTTATATCCTTTTTTAATGTGGTTGAAGATCCTACATAGGTTTTCCAACTCATCTGTTTGCCATAAGTCTTGGACTTTTTCTTACCACCATGCCACAATTGTTTCTTACCAATGTAGTATTGTTTTGTCACCAAGTTTTCGATACAATAAACAAAACCAAACCAATTTTCAGGTTTAAAAGTGGTAGAGTACTCCCAATGACCTATATCATCCTGAGATTGCTTTGTCATAGACTTCTCGCTTTACTTTAAAGTGATCATCAATAAAGCGCCAAATGTGAATCAAACGCCCATTAGTAATTAGATATGAATAACCTTCTTTACCATAAAACTTATGGTATTCTTTACAGACAGTATCACAAAAGTCTTTTGAATTATTCAAGAGAGCCTCTGCCTTTTTAGGTCCAATTTTAGGTAAACCTGGAATGTTATCAGTAGGATCTCCCATTAATATTTGTTTCCAGTAAAAATATTCTGCGTACTCTTGATCAATTGTATAGATAAGTTCTTTACGGGGGTTATAATGTTTACCAACAATACAATCAAGATCTTTATCTACGCTAACAACAATATGATCTTTGTTAGAAGCACTACACTCATTGGCCCAAACACGGATCATGTCATCTGCTTCACAATTGTCCGTAAGAATGCAACCTTCATATTGTTCAGCTATATCAGACTTCAAATCTAAGAACCAATCTGGTCTTGTTGATTTCGATTTTTTTCTATTGCCTTTATACTCTGGATAAAGAGCAACTCTAAAATTGTTAGGGCCACCTAAAGCCATAACGTAGTCTGTTGCAAATACGCCTTCTAATATGTTTTTAAATATTTCATCAAATTTTTCTCTTGCTTCTTCTTTGGTTTCCATGTTCCATATACTCATGTATAACAAAACATCTCCATCAATAATAGCTATCATAGTAGCCCCTTTAATGTTTTAGCAGGGATACCCGAAGATATACCCTGCATTATTGTTCTTTAACGTCAGCTAATTTTTAGTCTAACTCTTCATCATCTTGGTACTCTTTCCAGTTCTCATATTCTTCTTCTAAACCCCAGTCATCAATTAGATCTTGAGGAATATTATCAGCCCAGTCTTCATCTTCAAAATCAAACTCCCAGCTTTCATCTCGATCCCCAACAAAGCACATTCCGGGTTCATAAAAACTTGCAGTAATCTCTAGGTCCATAGTTGATTCTGCCGTTTCATAAGCGCTCAAAGGTGGCCCCCAAGCACTATCAAAACTCAGTTGCAAAGTATCTTCACCATCCCAGTCACAATATGGCTCATTAATGTCCCACTTTGTACCCCAAGTGTTTATTGCTAGACCATACTCCCACTCTTGACCTAGAGGAGCAAGAAAGTTTAGTAGATTATTATTATTTGCTGCTTCTTCAATCTTTTCTAGTGTTTCTTTGTCACTAGAAATTTGTACGCTGTTCATACACCAATTAGGCATTGTTATTTCCTTTCTTTCCATTAATAGCTCTTGCTTCAAGTTTTTCATAATTAATTTTCATAATTTCTGACAAACTACTACCTTGTTGATTTGCTATAACAGTAACATACCAAAGCACATCACTAAGCTCATCTAGCACT